ACCACCCCATACAGGTAGCTTTAAGTAAAAATTATTTGCTCCATCACTCGTACCCCATACACCAGTTGCGATGATTGGCGTTCCGGGATCCATCATGTCGAATGATGTTTGGCTACCTCCACCCGTTAACACATTACCAAGTTGAATAACACCTAATCGCGATGGTGTTGAAGGTGGACTATTTGTGTAATCAATACTGACATAGTACGTTTGTCCACCAATTGGAGTGATTCCACCTGTTCCTAAAACTCTAACCGTTATATTACTTCCCCTTGTTGCATTCGTTAAAACGATATTACACGCATCGCCAAAATTCGCTCCAAGATTTAACCCTGTATTTCCACCAATTTTTGTGAATGTCGTAAAGTATTCGCATGGATCAGGCGAAGGAATGGGATATTCTGAAGCTGTGATGTTTATCGTTTCATTGTTCGATGCCATTTGTAAACGAAGATTCTGATTGTACTTTTTATAGTTCCTTTCTCGCTTCATTAAAAATCCGTTATCTTCAACGACAACAGGAACGATTGAATAACCATCTACGTTGTCATCAACTATCCACACCGATTTCGAGGTAAATAAATCTTTGAGATATTTGAACTCCGATTCCGTTAACCAATCGCTTGTTAGATTGATGAACGTATTTACAATTGGCTCTCGCTCGGTTAATTCACGCGTGTAGTTTTTTGTTTCGTATGGTTCGGTAGATGTCGCATTATTGAAGTCACCTTGATAGCTTCTGTATCTTTTGCGCTCAACCTCAATGGAACGCTCATTCTTTTTGATGAATGAGTAACTATCCCAACCGCCCATTTGATTCAACCAATACACATGGACTGGATTGTATTTGCAATCCTCTGAAATGTAGTAACCGTATTTGGTAGTTACTTGTTCATCGCTTGAATTGTAACCTGCATACACATAAAACGCGGTATTATCCGCAGTCGTATCATCTACATAACCGCCATTAACAAGGTTCTTTAATCCAGTTGGAAGAAATAACAATGATGCTTCACCAAATGTCATTGGAATATCAAATGAAAATAAAAGCGTTTGATTGTAATCGTATAAATCAAAAGTGAAATGATCAATTGAATTGTATGGGTAATTCGAATTAATATATGTATTATCGTCAGCAACCCACGCATGGATGTCGTATGCGCTGTCGCTTTCTTCCATCACATTGGTACGCGATATGTATCTCCAATTGATAATTTCTGATTGAAGCAATGAAGGTAAATGCAAACGATGCGCTAACGTCTCTTTATTGAATCCAATCTCATCATCATAGTTTTGAGACAATGCCAATGGCCGCGTGTCATTCGTTCCCATCATGATGAAGTTTTGTTTTCCACTACCATAGATGCACATGAGCGAATAAGTAACCGTAACGCTATCATCTTCCGTAAAAATTCCACCTACCTCATATCCTTCGTACAATCCAATCCTAAATGTATTCACATTGTTTTTTGTGGTTAGCATTGGAGTTGATGTTTGTAGTACCACATCATCGCTGCCGTCAAATACAATCGAATTTTTAACGAGCTGGTTGAAGATTGTTTTCGCATTAAACACTCCGCTATTGACCGCGTTTTGACTGATATAAAATTTGTAATCGGTTGACGTGTTGTTGTCAGTAATTACAACAATGTACTTAAATCCGGGTTGTGCGTATTCGCTCGATGTCATTGTGAACGAAACATCGTTATTCGAATAACATAAACCTGTAAATGCGTCAATGCCTTGCGCGGTTAGTCCTGTTACTGCTGTTGTGTATGCCATTATATCTTTATTTTCTTTTGCAAATTATCTTCTATAACTAATGTGATTTCTCGGTTCAATGCGTCTTCAAATTCGGGTTGAAAATCCACAATTGTATCGGTGACTGCATCGCGCCAATAGAACAATGGGGATATTCCATTGATTCGAATTTTGCGAGTTAAATGTCCAGCTAAACCACGATATGCGCGTTCCTTTGCTTCGGGTGTTTTAAATGTCATGAATGAACCATTCGCGTTGCGTGGACGAATACCTTTAATCTTCATCCAATCGTAAATCGCCTTTTGCATTACTCCCATTTCTCCTTTCGCAGGTTTTGCTCCAGCACCTCTGCGGAACGAATATGGACTACCTTGATTACGTGCCAATCCATTTACACCTTGCTCAACAAAATCAGCATAAACACTCGCTTTACCACGTGCAAAAAACTGAATCTTACTGCTCCTTCCATCGTAATAAAAAGAAAGCGAATTTCGCAGTGTGTCAGTTGCAACGGCTCTGCGTTTTTTACCTCTCACGGTTCTATACACTCCAAGATTGAGCATGGCACGTTCAACGACTTCTTGACCAAATCGCTTCATGATGGATGTTAGTGGTGATTCAGCCATTTACAAATTCAGTATATGCAGTGTTAGGGTCAGCAATGAGCAAAGCTATAAATACATCTATACCTTTACTTTCTAGCGCATTAGTAAACTCAACATTTGACTTTTCCCATGCAAAAAGAATCGTTCCCCAACTTGTTGTCGTTGGAATGGATATTCGTACAATATCTCCTAAATCTTCTAAGGTGTAATTCATATCGTTACCATTATTGCTACGCAATTCACTGCTGATGATGCGGCAGATGCGTTATTAACTACTTTGATGCTTGCGTATTGGCCTGCCGTAAATGATACGCTGTTAACTGTATTATTGTAAAAATTACCCGCGCTTCCTGCAGCTATCGTAATAACCAAAGCTGTATCTGCATTGTTTTTTCTTAATGTCACAACGAGTGAACCCGTAGCTGGTTGAGTTGTGGAAGTGCCAAAATACATTCGGCTCAAACTGCAATCTTGCGGAAATACTGTTACTCTGATATTCTCACTTATTGTCAATCCACTACCAGTTAATCCAACATAATTTGTTGCACCTGCTCCAACAGATGTATTGGCATTACCAACCGTTCCTGTTAAAAACGATGTACCACTTCCAGTATTCGCTTTACCGTTCAACTGCGTTTGTATGTCACTCGTTACACCAACCAATCTACCTAATTCAGTTGTCGTTACCGCACTACTCGCCACCTTTCCACCGCCATCACTAACCAATGCACGACTGCCAGTTAAGTTGGAACTTGTAATCGTACTCGCTGCGCCTGTTATCGTGTCTTGTTTACCATTAAATGTACTCCAATCAGCTGAACTTAATAGACCTCTATTGGCAGCGGATGCAGTTGGTATGTTGAATGTGTGAGCTGTACCCACAGATGAAATTGCAAAGTCAGTACCTGCGCTACCAGTCACCAATGTTTGTGCTGCACCAGTTAACGAATTTATTGCTGTTATTCCAGTCCCTGCCATGATACCTGCTTGTTGGGTGACGGTCAAGATAACAGAAGCTATCGATGGCGGTGGTGAACCTGCCGCATAAAATTGCATTTGAACTTTAGTGTGGTCGGTTGTACTCCAATACAACTCGTAATACTGACCTGCAACCACATCAAGTAGATAATTCCAACTCGTTATTATATGACCATTTATTGAACCATGTTTTTTTGGAACTGAAACGAATCCTCCGCTACCAGCAACATCACTTCCATTTTTTCTTAACCATATAGTTACGTCTTGTTCAGTATTATCACTGTTCGAAAACTGCGAACTGAATTGCAAATTATAAATGCCAGTGTTGGCAAATGTGATTCGAGTTAAATTCGTTCCATTGCTTACAATGGTTACACCGTTGGATAAATCGGTTACTCTAAAAATCATTGCCAATCCAACATTTGATGATGGCGCAGTTTGCGTGAGATCATCTTGGAATTGACCATAGTATCCCAAAGGTGTTGGTGTGGTATTACTACCCCACTTTAACCCTGTTGTTGTTGTACTATCTGCCAACAATACTTGCGTATCTAAACCAACTGGCAATCTTGCATCTGCTGACGCATTGCGCGTGTATAAATCACCTTTCGTGGTTAATGGACTACTCCCACCACCTCCGCTATATGGTTTCCATGTATTATCCGCTGCGAGATAATCAGTTGTTGCGGATGGTTGGTTAGTTGTGAATTGAACTTTCTTTGCCATTACTCTTCAGTATAAGGAATGTCGCACGCGTTCCATTCGTAATCAACGGTAATATCGATTGATCCCTGCACCCCACTCAACACATTGCTAAATTCTTCAATGAATGGAGTGAACTGAATGGGTTTGGTAATGATAACCGATTCATCGAATATCTGACCGTTTTCAATTTCATTAACAAGGTCTGCAAACAACAACACGCAATCGCTAATTGAATGTCGTTGGTATTCGATTTTTACTTCTTTATCACGTGGTAAATCAGCGAAAACAATTTCGAGTGAATAGGTAAGTTGTCCAGCGTCAATACTAAATTGATTTGGCACAACGTGCATGAACGGAAATTCATCTTCCTTTTCTAAATCCGCTTGTGAAATTTGTCCATGCGTGAATTTTCTAATCAATGCGTGTTTATCCGCGAACTCTCGCAGCCTTGCGATGATGATGTTGTATGTGTAAAGTGATGAATCGCTCATGTCTATATGTAGCCAATTGGCTATTTTTTAGTAAGTAATTGTTTCTGAAATTGTGCGTAATCAATTTTATAATTCAAATGCGCGAATATTGTTGATGCTTGGGTTTTAATAATCGAATCGAATTTAGTGACATCCCTATCCGCTATTTCTTCGATGACATGAAACCAACCATAATTAGAACTCAACTCACTGGTTGCTGTAACGCTTCCTGCATCATCGCTATCGCTTTCTTCAACTCCGTCATCATCTGTTGATCGGAAAACTCTTGGAAACGAATCAACAATTCTTTTTCGATATTCGAAAAAAAAACCATTGCACCATTGGCAATCATTAACGGCATCTCGTTGAAATCATCCGCGTTCTTGAGATGAATTGTCGAATCGTAATCTTCAATTTCATAGCGATTAATAAATTCGTTTTTACAAGGTCTAAATAAAATTGCGAGTAACTTATTCAGATGCTTTGGAAACTCATTACAATTCGCATC